CGTGACAGAGCGCCCGGGCGGAAGATTCACGACCATGCCAGGTTCCAGGCTGTCGACTCCAGGGATCTGGGTGTCGTCAGCCGTCCCAAGCGCAGGTGCCGTACCGTCGATGTCGGACGTGACAACGGCGAGGCATGCCGCGATCTTCTGCTTCATCAACGTCGCGTCGTCGTATTCGTCGTAATCCTTGAACTTCAGGAGGACCGGAGCGAACCACGACATCCCACGGACCTGACTGGCGCGATCCTGCCTGTAGACATGCAGGACGCTCTCCGCAGGGACGCGCCGGGACGCTGCCATGCCGAGCGGCATGACCGAACCCGGGTGCTCCGAAAACAGCCAGTAGGCGGCGCGCCTCCCGAGCGGATCGAACTCCACCCCGTGAATGATCCGCCCCCCGTTCTTCAGTGGAATTCCAGTCTTCGCCGTGTCCAAGTAGTCCGGCTCGAGGACCTGAACCTGCATCGGGATGCTCAACCCGTCGTCGGGGCGGCGCAGACGGCGGCGAATGATGGCCTCGCCCGACTCGACGACCGTACGTGTGACCAGCTTCTCCAAGCCGGCGAAGTCTTGTCGGCCATCCGCATCGCATTCTGTCGTCCCAGCCCACTGCGTCCAGAGCTTCGCCGCTCGTGCGTTGTTGGGATTGGGCTTCGCTACGATCGCCCAACCTACGACGTGGTCGCAGATCGTGGTAAGTGCGCTCTCCGCATGCCCGTTATTGCGGACGAGGTCCCGCGCTACCTCCCGAATCCGGGCGAGCGCTCCGACCATGGCTAGATTTGCGTCTCCGGCGGTCCGCCTCCAGCCCTGAGTCCGACGCCCTGAGGATGCGCTCTCGTAGTGCCGTGCCAAGAGGTCAGCGGCGACACGCGCACGGAATCGCATGAGCCCACGCTGTGGAGCCAGGAACCCAACCGCTCGGTCCAGCCAGGACGGTTTGAGTTCCACGGGCTTCATTCAGACCCCCTTGCTCGTGGCCGCGAGCCTGTACGACTTGGAAGTGCCCGCTGCAGTCGCGGCTTCCCCCTCCATCAGGGCGAGTAGCTTCAGCATCTCGTCGAGCGAGCGGAACGTGAACGTCTGGTCAGCGAACTGGATCGACTGGAGGGCGCCCCCGTCGGCGATCGCCTTCTTCAGCTTGTCGATATCCGCCTGGGTCCAGGCCGCCACCTTCAGGTTCCCGAGACCGGGTCAGGGTCCTGCACCGGCGCGGCAGGCTCAGGAGCCGGGTAGATTCGTGGCGTTCCGTCTACCGCCACCTCGGCGACGTATTCGGCCTCTCTCTCTCCATCGAAGAGCACCCGAATGCGGACCCGCTCTCCTGGCGTGACGACGACCCTCCGCGGTTCCGGTGTGGCCTTTGCCTTCTCGTCCTTCTTCGTCATACCCACCTCCTAACTCAAGAGCACATCCAGATGGCTATCGCTGCGCCCATGGCCATCGCAAACCAACGAATCGCCGGCTCCTCCGGCTGGCGTGTAGCGCTGCCCCTCCGTGGGTGTCCAGAGGATCGCCGGTTTGCCTTCATTCCATGGCTCCCTGCCGTTCATCGGAGCCACCCGCCACGTCGTGGGCCCAGCCAGGGCTGCCGCGCCGGCTTTGGCGGCGGCCTCGGCGCTCCCGGATTCCGCAGGCGCTGCGCGAGCAGCTCGAGGTCTGGATGTAGCAGACGGAGCGCAGCGAGCCCGTACACCGCGCAGTCCAACGCCTCGTTCCGCGGGCGGATCTTTTTCCAGATCTGCGACGGCGCGCCCTTCGAGAACTTCGTCACTAGTCGCTCGCTCGTGAGCTGCGCCGCAAGCTCTTCGTCCGCCCAGTCCACGTGCGGCACATGCACGTACCCGGGCCCCTTCTCGCTCAGTCCCAAGCGGGAGATGAATAGGGCCTTGGCCGCATCAACTCCGACCGTATAGAGGGGCACCTGCCGCTTCTCCCGTCCCCATTTCCGCGGCGAGGGCGAGGAAACAATCGGGCGCTGACCGTCACGGCCTATCACCGCGTACACCCGGCGCGCGGCCTGGCGAGCGGCGTAGTCGTAGACGAGCGTGGTCCGGTGCCCTGCCGAGTCGATGCAGGTAGCTTGGACTCCAATCCTCTGCTCGCTGGCGTGCTTGTACTGGTGGTCGAGGACCTCGTCCAGCATTTTCCAGGGCTCGGGCTGCGACGTGTCCCCGGGGAGAGTCTGCCGGTCCACGAGCCACGACTCCTCGCCCGGGCCCCACCCGATCACCAGCACCTCCAGCCGGTCGTCCTGGACGTCCACGCCCATCGTCAGACAGCAGGCGCCCTCCGGCATGTCGAGGTCCCCGTACTCCTCCCGACGCATCAGCAGCACGTGAGGCTCGACACCGTCCCCGGCGTCCGGCTCGATCGGCTCGCCGAGGGTCGTGTTCTCCCAGGTGTGCATCTCGCTGCGATCCCCGGCCTTCTGGAGCTCGCGCGCGCGCAGGAATCCGGCCACGATCTCCGCCAGGGATGAGAGCGGCGAGTACGCCTCCCACAGGTGAAACGAGACGATCGATTGATCCTTCCGCTCGGCCTCAGGCCGCCACTCCCCACGCTCCAAGATCGCGACGCGCTCGGCATCCCCCATCCCGTAGTCGCAGGACTTCACAGGGCAGTGGATGCGCGCCGTCTTCGGATCGTCCTTCTGCCACCGCACGCTCGTCCACGTGAAGCGGAACATTGCGCCGCACGACGGACACGGGACGTAATAGTGCCGCTGGTCTCCACGCTTGAACCAAGTGTCGATCGGGGCGCCCTTCAGGGTGGGGGATGACGTCATCAGGATCCGCCGCCGCCGCCGATAGGCGGTCGTGCGCTTCAACGCGATCGCCATGGTGGATCCCTCTCCCGGCAGCTCGGGTGGGTAGCGGTCGATCTCGTCGAGGACAAGGAGGCGAGTCGAGCGTGCGGCCAGGGATGCCGCAGAGTTCGCCCCACCAACCGCCAGAAAGCCACCTCGAAACGTCTTATGAAGCGTGGTGTTGCTCGCGTCCTTCGCCCGCTTCTTCGAAACGCACTCGCGGAGGCTAGGACTGGCAGCAATCACCGGGTCGAGGCGGTTCTTGGCGAAGTCCTTCGCCATCGGATCCACGGTCGGCTCCACGACCAGGATCGGGCAGGGGTCGTGCTTGATGTGGTACGCGACCAGGTTCACGGCGCACGCGGTCTTTCCCCACTGCGAAGACCCCATGACTACGGCAATCTCGACGCCCTTCTCGTGAAAGGCGTCCAGGATTCCCCGCTGGTATGGTGCGAAGCTCGTCTGCCAGTGCGTCCCGGCCAAAGGACCGGTCGTGACGATGAGTTCGCGGTCGGCAAACTCCGACACCGTGAGGTCTGGTGGCGGCATGAACCCTGATCGCACCCTGACGAGAGTCGCCTCGAGGGCGGTCGCGAAGGCGAGCGCGGTACTCACGCGACCCGTGCCTTCCGGCGCCGCTTACTAGGAGCTTGGGTAGCCGCGGCATCACCGGACAGCTCGCGCAGAACTTCCCTCACAGCTTCCTCAAGGACGCGCTCCACGGCCGCCTCTCCGCCGAGGGTTGCGGCCCTGCACACCCGATCGGCGAGAGTCGTCTTCCAGGCTAGGAGCTTCGTCCTCACGGCTGCCACCTCGGAGCCCCATGCCTTCTCGACATCTACCCGGGGAAGCAACTCGCGCTCGCGCGCCTTGTGGAGCTGCTCGGCCAGCAAGCCCTGCCAGTGCTCCTTCCGCGCCCGCTCCGTGGCTAGGTCGAGGGCGCCTTCCTGCCTCGAGGCCTCATCCCTGGCCGCGAGCCACGCCCGCACGAGCGTCTCATCGTAGCGCGAGGCCCGACCGCCGCGTCCGCGCGTTGCTACCGGCAGCCCCTCCTCCTGCCACTTTGCAATCGTGCGCGGGTTGCACTCCAGCGCCTTCGCCAGCTCCATCCGTGTGAGCGTCTTGACCTTCCCGGACATGCCCAATGCCCCTAGGGTCCTGTAGAATCTGTAGAAAACGGGCGCGGGGGCTTGCCCGACCGGCTCGATCCGAGGGAAGAACCTATGGCCGTGGAGGGTGGGGGGCGTGGGCTAGCCCGGTATTGGTGCATGTGCATCAGCTCTGCCCTATGTCCTGAAGGATGCGCAGGGTGTCGTATCCATCGTTTGGGAAG